AGCGGCTTGCTAGTGCCTATCAAGGCTTTTAGCAAAAATATTTACTATGACAAACCCTTAAGGGTAAACACCTAGCCAAATTCCTTGACTTGACGCTATAGCAGTCTGCTAGACTCTTTCGCATGGAACAAAAACTCACACCAGCAGAGCGCCAAGAACTTGCCGACTTAGTCGGCTTAAATGAGCAGTGGCTCTACCAGTGCTTGACTGGTAGGCGGGACATGAGTCCAGCGGAAGCCATCAGGGTGGAGGCTGCGTCTGGTGGCAACGTCACCAGGCAGATGCTGTGCCAGGGAACCTGGGCCAAGATTTGGCCTGAGTTGGCATGAGCAATTTACAATCTCGCCAGGCCACGCAGTTGCCTATTTCGGGGGTGGGCCAAGTGTCCACCTCCTCCTTTTCCAGAGTCATTGGCATTGACCCTGGCGCATCTGGCGCTATTGCTCTCCTGGTCAACGGTGTCCTGGTGTCAGTCCACGATATGCCAACAGTCACCGTGGAGCGCAACAAATCCCAGAAACGGCAGGTCTGTCCAGCTGGACTCTCAATGCTGATTCAGCAGCTCTCACCGAACAAAGCCATTGTCGAGAAGGTAGGCGCACGGCCTGGAGAGGGTGTGTCTTCAATGTTCAGCTTTGGGCGTTCGGTTGGCATCATCGAAGGTGTCTTAGCCGCCAAGCAGATACCTGTGACCTTTGTCACTCCGCAAGCCTGGCAGAAGTGGTCAGGTGCCGCAAGGGGCAAGGACGGGAGCCGCCAGAGGGTCATGGAGCTATTCCCGCGGGAGGCGCATCTCTTTGCACGGGTCAAGGACGATGGACGCGCTGACGCTGTTCTGATAGCACTGGCGGGGGCGATATGACATCACTGCAAAGCACTGAGCGCCAAACCCTCAAGGCGCACATTCTCTGGCTTGGCAACGAGTTGGAGAAGTCTAGACGCCAATGCAGCATGAAGACGGAACTCCTTCAGCGGATGCTGGACCCGGACGATCTGGGTCATGCCGTGAGCCAGGAGGTACGAGTCTTGGTCTACCAAATTCTGATTGAAGACAGTCACAACGAAAGAGCCGCATGGAACAGATAACACTCAGGCCTAGCGCAGCCGCCCGGTGGATTGCTTGCCCTGCAAGCGTTCAGCTCTCAGCCAAGATGCCACAGTCAGAGGCAGGTGCTGCTGCCCAGCGTGGAACTGCAATTCACTCTCTGAGTGAGTCTTGCTTTATGACGAGTAGCACACCAGAGGAGTGGCTAGGGATTGACGTTGGAGGCGTCAGGATGGACGAGGAGGCCATCACTTACGCTCGCAAGCACCTGGACTACATTGAGACTGAAGAGCTGCGATTAGGCAATGTGTTTGTGGAGCAGTTTGTCACAGCGTATGAGAGTCCCGCGGTGCGTGTAGCGGGTACGGCGGACGTTCTGGGTTGGAGTGACGACACTGGCGAGTTCATTATTGGTGACCTCAAGACAGGCCGCGGTTGGGTGGACGCTGACAGTGACCAAATGAGAATTTATGCTCTTGGCGGTATGCGGTTGGCGAAAAAGCAATTCAAGACAGTGACAATGACTATTGTTCAGCCAGTGCATGGCGTCAATCGCAGTCACACCATGACGGTGCCTGACCTGTTGCGCTGGGAGGCGCAGGTGCTGATACCCGCTGTGCAGGCAGCAATGTCCACTACAGCAGAGGCAGTGCCAAGTGAAGCTGCTTGTCAGTGGTGTCCAGCGAAAGCAATCTGCCCAGCTCACATTGAGCCTTTCAATGTGATGTCTGTAGCGCAGGAACCACCAGCACTGAGTGATGAGCAGCTGACATCGTTCCTGGACAACATTGCCAAGGTGGAGGCGTTCATTAAGGCATTGGAAACGTATGCCACCAAGCGCATCAAGGATGGTGCGTCATTACCAGGTTGGCAGATGGGGCCGAAGAAGGCTACAAGGAAGTGGACGGATGAGGCTGATGCTGCCACTGCACTGCACCAAGCGGGTCTGACATCAGCGCAAATCTACCCCAAGGAAATCATATCGCCAGCAGTTGCCGAGAAACTGCTTGGCGATAAAACAGTCACGGAAACTTTGACAACCAAGGTTTCCAGTGGACTCACACTTTGTCGGTCACACGGCATTGGTGAGTAAGGCGAAAGCGTAATCTTCAACTCTTCAAAGGAAATTCAAAATGCTAAATCTGTCAAACGGCAATGGCGGTGCCTACATCCGCTTCATGGCTCAGACAAAGGTCTGGGAGAACTCGGACAAGGAAGCAATCACCATCGACACAATGGTGATGGACCTGGACTCGGTTCGCACTGGGTGGCTGCTGTTGGCAGTTGGACAGCGGGACTGGGTGGAGGACGCGCAAGTTGGCGTCAAGGGTAAGCAGCCCAGCCCAGACTATAAGTATGGGTTCAGCGTGAAGTTGTTCTCCAAGCCTCTTGGTGTCGTTGAGTGGTGCGCCAATGGCGTAGGGGTGACGAAAGGTTTCCAGGCCATCTACAACGCCTGCGACAAGGCGGCGGAGCAGAACCCTGGCAAGGTGCCTGTGATTAAGTACGAGGGTGCTACGTCACTCAAGATTGGTGCCGGGAACACGGCAATCCCCAACTTCACATTAAAGAACTGGATTAACCGTCCAGCTGCACTGGACGCTGACCCGACAGATGCTGACTTTGAGGAGCCAGCACCAGCACCAGCACCAGTGCGCCAGGCTGCAAAGCCAAAGCCAGCACCAGCACCAGTGCAGGATGATGAGGAAATGTTCAACTAAAACGCAACTGACAAAGGAACCCGGCCCGAGTGCCGGGTTTTTTTGCCCCTATGAATCAAGAACAATGGAATTTGCTCCTCATTGCACTCGCACAGCGGGTGTATCAACTGGAGCAGAGAATAAAAACAATGGAAACATCCAATGGATGCAAAACTGATTGCAGCAGCACTAGGACGCGCAAAGCCAGCAGCAAACGGGCATTGGCTGGCGTCCTGCCCAGTGCTTGACCACGGACAGGGGAACGGGGACAGAAACCCATCTTTGTCCATTGTGGATGAGGATGGCAAGCTGCTGCTGAAGTGTCACGGTGGCTGCTCCCAGCATGACGTTTGGGCAGCTGTCAGGGACATGGGGTTGCTGCCACAGCGCAGTGAATGGGTTGAGCCTTTGGTGGTCAGGCCAATCAACGGGCATCACCCAGCACCAGTGCAAGTGCCAAGGCCACCAGTGCAATTACCACCAGCACCAGTGCAATTGCACTTGACAGACGAGTGGGAATATGTTGATGAGCACGGCGTTGTGCTGTTCGTCAAGCAGAGATTTAAGACTTCAGACGCCAAGGGCAAGACGTACAAGTTGTTGCGGGTGATGGAGGACGGTTCACGCCAGGCGTCAATGGTGGGTGCCAAGATTGTTCCTTACCGCCTGAGTGATGTGCTGTACGCCAGCCGCAAGCAGAAACCACTGTTTATCTGCGAGGGTGAGAAGGCTGCTGATGCCTTAGCGTCCATCGGAGTGTTCACCTCCACTTCGCACACTGGTGCTGGGAGTTGGCCTGCCGCCAACAGTCACTGGTTTGCTGATATGCACATTGTCCTGGTCCCGGACAATGACCAACCCGGTTACCGCTATGCCTCTCTGGTGGCATCAGCACTTCTTCCCATTGCCAAGTCAGTCAGACTCTTGGCGCTACCTGTTGGGCATACTGAGGATGCGTTTGAGTGGGTGGCGGCTGGCGGTGATAAGGCTGCTCTGATGACGCTGTGTAAGGGTCTGCAGCCACTCGCTGATGCCGAGTCCATTGCCTATCAGCCACTAGCACCAGCAGAAGACCTAGAGCCAGTGGCTGACGCTGAGGCTTTTGAGCCAGAGCCAGCGTTAGAGCCAGCGTTAGAGTTAGTGCCAGAGGAGAGCAAGATTAGGATTGAGCCTTGGGATTCAATTGAGGATGAACCTGTGGAGTGGCTGATTCAAGACGTACTCCCGCGTCGAGGTTTCAGCGCACTGTTTGGGCCACCAGGTTCATTCAAATCGTTCGTGGCCCTGGACATTGCACATTCCATTGCTACAGGTGCTGATTGGATGGGTAAGCCTGTGGCTACGCCTGGTGCAGTGCTGTACATCTGTGGCGAGGGTCACGGCGGCATTGGCGCAAGGATTAGAGCCTGCCGTATCCACCACAAGACTGAGCCTGGTGCCAAGGTCTTTGTCATCAGGCACCAGCTTAACCTTCGCAGTTCTAAGGAGGACATTCAGCAGCTGCACTTGGCTATCAGCAACCTTGTGGAACGGGAGCAGGTACGCTTTGAGCTGGTGCAGGTGGACACTTTAGCAAGAGCATTTGGCGGTGGCAATGAGAATGATTCTTCGGACATGGGTGCCTTCATTGCCTCGCTTTCAAAGATTCAGCGGCTGTTGGATTGTGCATTGCAGATTGTCCACCACGTTGGAAAAGATATTACCAAGGGTTTGCGGGGGCATAGTTCTTTGCTTGGTGCGCTGGATACTGAGTTGGAACTCCAACGCTTAGATTCAGCGTTGCAAGATAATCATATTGCAGGGTCAGGTAATATTACTATCACCAAACAGAAGGATGGTTCTGATGGTGCAAAGTATGGGTTTCGCATGGTTAAAGTTAATCTAGATAATGGTCGGTTGGGGTTTGATAATACCCAGAGTTTGGCGGTTGAGGCAGCGGAAATCGTTGTCAATACTCAGCAAATAGGCTTGAATCGGACAGGCCAGGGTAAGCACCAGGGCAAGGCAATGAGCGCTTTTGTTGAGGCTTTGAGGGAAACTGACCGCATCCAGACCACGAAGTTTGGGTCAAAACGGGTGGCTTTAGTCTCTCTTTGGCGGGAAAAAGTCTGGCGTGGACTTGGAAAGACAGGCGAAATCAAGTCTCAAGATAGCGATTTTAAGGCAATCTGGAGGGCAGCAACAGGCTTGGAGGGTGTGACGCTGGATGGTGACTTTGCCTTCTTCACCACCAAAAAGGACGAAAAGGAGCACTTTTAGGCAAATAATCACAAATGGTACAAATCGTACAAATGGGCAACGATTTGTTCCGCAAAAAAGCAGAACAAATGGGTCAAGGGTATAACACTTGACCATTTGTGATGTTCGGGTGATCACAAATGGAGCAGTACAAATGGCAGCAGCACAAATGGTGGTGGTGGTAAAAGATTCTAGTTTTATGCTTGATGAGTTCAAGGTCAAGGCTGAGTCTTTGGTGGCCCAGCTCGAACGGGTCAAGCAAAAGCATGATACGAAGTGGGGCATCAAACGCATTGAGATGTTGGTGGATGCTAACTTGCGGGTGAAGTTGCATCAGCAGCTGGAGAGGGTCTACAACGCCCAGCGGGACAGGGACATCGAGAAGATGGAGAAGGCTGTAGCGGGAATGATTAAGGGCTATGGTGTTCTTGACGCCTGGGCTGAAGATAATAATATTGAGGAGAAACCTGATATCAATGCGGTTGAATGGGTGATGCAAGACAAGAGTATTATGGTGGTGGTGCAAACTCATAACGATGCAATATATTATCAACAGTTTCGGCCCGAGTTAAGCAACAGGCATATTTGGTCGATGGAAGAGTTAGAGTTATTATTAGAATCGGAAGTGATGAAAGATATTATCAAAGCGAAGGCATTACTACCAGGTACAAGGATGACCAGGATTGCGGCTGGTGGCATCACAGGCTTTGATGACCTTCCAGACTGCGACATTGACCTCAGCGGTGAACTGGCAAACCCGTTGTTTAACTTCCAACACGCAAAGATGATGAAGGCTCCAGCAAGCCGCTAAAATGGACTCAGGTGGCGCTGCAAGGGCAATGTGAGCCTTGGGGTGCTTGGTGTAAGTTAAAACGATTGTGGAGCGTTCTGATGCCAGGGAACCCGAAAGTACGACAAGACGTTTCGCTATTGGAGGACATTGACAGCGAGATCGTCCTGTCTATGTTTGAGGTTGGCAAGTCCAAGGCCGACATCTGCCGTGAGTTGGGCATCGGAAGGCGTGGATTGGACAAGTGGATAGACGAAAACGATTACGAGCCTATAATTACGCGCGCGCGGGTGGAGGCGGCAAGTTTCCTCGCAGCTCAGACATTGGATATTGCTGATGCAATTGAAGACGACAACCCGAGCAAGCCGATGCACCGCATCAGGACGCGCCAGTGGCTGGCGGAGCGCTGGGACGCGAAGACGTACGGCGCAAAGCAGGCAGCGGTCAGCATCAACATCGGCAATTTGCGCCTGGACGCACTGCGCCAGCTTGAGGTGGTCGAGGACTTATCCACAGGCGAAACACCCTCTTGATGACAGTGCCCTGTGGATAACTACACCTTTTGACGAAAACGTTTGTATAGGCTGTGGATAAGCCATTTGCTTGTTAACATAATGGTCGTTGTATTAGGCATTCGGTGCATAACTGCCCTTTTGTACGCTTTTGGTGGCAGCGCAGCCAGGTGCCTGCCGACAGGCGCTCGAGCGCAGTTGCGGGGCTCCTGGCGCTGCTCCCAGCCGCCAGCCGCGCCGACCCCCCCCCGTCCCGGCGCTTGGCGGGGGGCGACAGTTGCAGAGCCAAACACCTAGCGAATGAACAAAACGCCACACACCAAACGCCACCCGCCAAACGCCACACACCAAACGCCACCCGCCAAACGCCACCCGCCAAGCCCCCCCCGCCACCCGCCCAACGCAACCCGTTTCCCAAAAAAAATAAAAAAATGCATAATGTGAAATATGACTGACGCTAACCCGTTCCTCGCCTTTGCCAAACTGTACAAAAACAACCCAGTGCTGTTTGTCAAGGAAGTGCTTGGCGTTAAGCCTGACCCCTGGCAGGAGGAGTTCCTCGGACACATTGCCGCCAACAACAGGCGTATCAGCGTTAGGTCAGGGCATGGTGTAGGCAAGAGCACGGCAGCGTCCTGGGCTATCATCTGGTATCTGCTGTTGCGGTTCCCAGTAAAGATTGTGGTTACCGCCCCCACCAGCAGCCAGCTGTATGACGCCTTGTTTGCTGAGTTGAAGCGGTGGGTCAAGGCGCTGCCACCGACACTGCAGGAGCAGTTGGAGGTGAAGCAGGACCGCATTGAGGTGAAGGAGGCACCCACTGAGGCATTCGTCAGCGCCAGGACATCACGCGCAGAGCAGCCTGAGGCGCTGCAGGGTGTTCACTCAGAGAATGTGATGCTGGTGGCTGACGAGGCCAGCGGTATCCCCGAGCAAGTGTTTGAGGCGGCAGCAGGCAGTATGTCGGGCCACAAGGCTGTAACTTTGTTACTAGGTAACCCGGTACGCAGCAGCGGATTCTTCTTTGATACGCACAATCGACTCAAGGATGACTGGGTGACCATGAAGGTAAGCTGCGCCGACAGCCCAAGGGTGAGTGACGCCTACATGGAGGAGATGAAGGCCAGGTATGGCGAGGAGTCCAACGCCTATCGGATACGGGTGCTGGGTGAGTTTCCGCGCAGCGATGACGACACCGTGATACCGATGGAACTGCTGGAGGCGGCTATCAACAGGGATGTTGCCATGAGTCTCATTGCCAGTGTGGTGTGGGGACTGGACGTTGCAAGGTTTGGGAGCGACAGATCAGCCCTGTGCAAGCGTCAGGGGAATGTGATAACTGAGATCAAGACCTGGAAGAATCTGGATTTGATGCAGCTCACTGGTGCTGTGATGGCTGAGTACCAGGCGCTGCAGCCAAGCCAGCGTCCCCATGAGATCATGGTGGACAGCATTGGGTTGGGTGCTGGGGTGGTGGACAGGCTGCGTGAATTAAAGTTACCAGCAATTGGCATCAATGTGGCAGAATCCCCGGCATTGGGGAGTACGTATAGGAATCTGAAGGCTGAGTTGTGGCACAAGGCTAAGGCCTGGTTGGAGAAGCGGGATTGCAAGATTCCCAAGGATGAGAGTCTGATTGCAGAGTTGGCGACAGTGCGGTACTTCTTCACCAGTTCTGGGAAGATTCAGATTGAGGGTAAGGACGAAATTCGCAAGCGTGGCCTGGCGTCACCCGATAAAGCAGACGCATTCTGCTTGACCTTTGCCAGCGATGCGGGAACTGCGATGTATGGTAGTTTTGGCGGTACTAAGTGGGGGCAGGGTATTAGACGTAATTTAACGAGGGCAGCATGAAATTTACAGCAGCAACCAAGAAAATTGCAAAGGTAATGGGCGAGTACAAGGACAAGAAGCTGATGAGCAGCTCAGGTCAGAAGGTCAAGAGCCGTGACCAGGCCGTTGCCATTGCTATGTCCGAGGCACAGAAAATGAAGAGGGGCATGAAATGAGAACCGTACCCAAAGAAATGAAACACGCCGTGATGATCATCATGGGCGGTAAGGAGCCTGGTGATAGTTGTCCAGAGGCAACTCAGGATGTGACGCTGAATCTGAAGAACCGTGAGAAAGCGATTACCAAGGCGGCATACGGTCCTGAGAATCCCAAACTGCCAAACACCGAGTTTTGGATGCGTAAGGCAGAGAAGTGGGATGTCAGCGCCAAGGACGCAAAGCAGAGCCGTTGCGGTAACTGCTCTGCGTTCAACCAAAGCGATGAGATTGAATCCTGTATTGCCGAGGGCATTGGTGATGAGGGTGACCCCTGGGCAGTGATTGAGGGTGGTGACTTGGGGTACTGCGAAATATTTGATTTCAAATGCGCGTCCAGCAGAACTTGCGATGCCTGGATTGTTGAAGACGAGGAAGTGGACACTGAGCTGGAATGAACCCTCCCATTGTCATCAGCACCGTCCACGGCAGGGGTTTACCCGTGCTACTGGAGAGCATCAGGCAGTACGCGCCTGATGTCCAGGTGTATCTGAAGGGGCCAGAGAGGGTGATTGATGGCTACAACTGCACATTGATGTTTGGTGATGCCAGCAACTTTGGTGATGATTACAACGCAGTGATTTGCAGAGCGTTAAGTGACGGGCATGACGCCGTGGTGATAGCCAATGATGATATTGTTTTGACGCCCAGCAGTTACCGGGTGCTGCTGGATGATGTGGCAATTTGCAATGAGCTGCAGCAGAACCCTGGTCTAGTGGCGTCCAGGTCTGATGCTGTTAGGCCAATCCAGAATATTAGGTTCAATGATGGTGAGAAACTCAACGGCATGAAATTCAACCATGAGTCATTTGTCAAGCAGTTGCCTGTAGTGAGTCCGATATTTGCTTGGATGAGTTCAGAGGCGTTTGAAGATTGCCAGTTCCCGCCCATCAATTATTTTAGCGATGATGTCATCTGCATTGATTTGGCAAAGAAGGGCTACAAGCATTTTCTGAGTGCAAGCTATGTGCATCACATTGGCAGCAGCACCATAGGCCGAGATGCACACCAACTGACGCTGGCGGCTAAACCCTGGATTGAGTTAAATCGTCCTGAGTATGCGAAAGTATGGTTTCAATGAGTCACTTAGCGCAGTCAGAATTTGTGAGTAGAGTCAAGGCTCGATACCCTGAGATGTTTACAGGGACTCGGGTGTTGGAGGTTGGTTCCTTAAACATTAACGGCAGCGTCCGACAGTTCTTTGATGGTCCAACGGAGTATGTTGGGTGTGATTTGGGTGAGGGTCCAGGCGTTGACTTGGTATGCTTGGGGCATGAGTTGCCATTTGCTGATGGGCATTTTGATGTGGCGATTAGCTGCGAGTGCTTTGAGCATGACAAGCACTGGCAGAAGACGTTTCAGAAGATGATTGATTTGGTGCGTGGTGGTGGGCTGATTGTGTTTAGCTGCGCCACCACTGGGCGGCATGAACATGGAACCACCCGCACATCAGCAACCGATTCACCATTTACAAATGATTATTATCGGAACCTTGAATCTTGGCACTTTATGCCGATGGTAAAAAAAATGGTTCAATTTGAATTCAGCGAAAATCAATCCCCAAGAGATTTGTATTTCTGGGGTATAAAGGAATGAGCATGGAAAATCTAAACACTGACACCCAGGCCGTTGAGGTCATGGACCTAGACGAGTTGCAAGGCATCATCAGCATTGAGCTGACCGATGCAGTCAGCTACATCGACACTGACCTGAGTCCTATCCGCGCTAAGGGTACTGAGTACTACCGCGGTGACCTGTTCGGCACCGAGGAGGAGGGACGTTCTCAGGTGGTGGCAATGGAGGTGCGCGACACAGTGTCAGCCATGATGCCATCACTGATGCGTATTTTCTTTAGCTCAGAGAACACAGTTGAGTTTGTGCCAACAGGCCCAGAGGACGTAGCCAACGCACAGCAGGCTACTGACTACTGCAACTTCATCTTCAACTCTGACAACAACGGTTTCTTGACCACCTATTCCACCTTCAAAGACAGCTTGGTGCGGAAGTGCGGGATTATGAAGTGCTGGTGGGAAGAAGATGAGACTGTTCGCATTGAGGAATACTCTGGCCTCGATGACCAGACCCTGCAAATCCTGATGCAAGAGCAGACTGATGTGATGGTGATGAACACCTACCCTGACCAGGCAATGGGCCAGCTGCATGATGTGCAGATCAAGCGCAAGATCAAGGGTGGGCGGGTGCGGATTATGTCTGTGCCGCCAGAGGAACTGCTGCTGGACCGCCGTGCCAGGTCATTTGATGACTCAGCCATTATTGCCCACCGTCAGATGGCAACAGTGGCGCAATTGATTGAGATGGGGTACGACGAGGACGAGGTGCGGGAGAACATCACCAGCAACGACCTTGACACCAACCAAGAGTACCTGGCGCGTCAGCCCATGAGCAGCTTTGGTGTTTCTGTTGAGAGCGCCAACCCCATGATGGAGCGGGTGCTGTACGTTGAGGCGTATTTGCGGGTTGATTACGACAAGGACGGTATCCCCGAGTTGCGGAAGGTCTGCTGCATCGGCAGCGGTTACAAGATACTGCGAAATTTGCCAGCGTCCTACATTCCCTTCATTGACTTTCCCTGTGACCCCGAGCCACACACCTCACCCCTGGAAGCAATGTCCATCTTTGACATCACCCATGACCTACAAGAGATCAAATCAGAAATCCTAAGAAACACGCTGGACAGTCTGGCGCAGAGCATCCACCCAAGGACTGCTATTGTGGAGGGCCAAGTCAACATTGACGATGTACTGAACAACGAAACAGGCGCCATTATCCGCATGAGGGCACCCGGCATGGTTCAGCCGTTCAGTACGCCATTTGTAGGACAAGCCGCATTCCCAATGTTGGATTACATTGACCAAATCCGCGAGGACCGCACTGGCATGAGCAAGGCGGCGATGGGCTTGAATGCTGATGCGCTGCAGTCCAGCACCAAGGCAGCGGTAGCAGCGACTATTTCAGCCAGCCAGGGCCGCATTGAGTTGATATCCAGGCTGATGGCTGAAGGTATGAGAAAGCTGTTCAAGTCAATCCTGTTCTTGGTGACCACCCACCAGGACAAGGCTCGCATGGTGCGCCTGCGGAATGAGTTTGTGCAGATTGACCCCCGAGCCTGGAATGCTGCAATGGACTGCTCCATCAACATTGGCATGGGCAACGGCGACACCAATGAGCGCGTGGCGGCACTGATGCAGATCAGCGCCAAGCAGCAGGAGGTGCTGACCCAGTTGGGCGTGGTGAATCCCTTGGTGACGCCAGCGCAGTACAGCAGCACATTGCGGAAGATTGTGGAATTAAACGGGTTCAAAGACCCAGGCCAATTTTTCAACCAAATACCCGCCGACTACCAGCCTCCAGCGCCACCTGCACCCAAGCCAACCCCAGAGGAGGTGCTGGCGCAAGTGCAGGCGCAGAGCATCCAGGCCGACATCCAGAAGAAGGCGGCAGAGTTGGAACTCAAGCGTCAGCAGATGATGATGGACAACGACTTAAACCGGGACAAGATGTACCAGGAGATGGCGCTGAAGAAGTACGAGCTGGAGTTGAAGTACAACGTCCAGATCAACACGGCAGAAATCACGGCTCAACAGAACATTGACCGTGAGCTACTCAAACAACAAGGGACCTTTCAATGACCGAGGAAGACGTTATCCGCAAAGGCAAGAAGTCAGAGCTACTGCTCCAAGACGAGGTTTTTACCAATGCCCTGCAGCAGTTGCAAGATATGCAGATTTACAAGTGGAAGACAAGCCTTCCTGATGAATCTGCAAAACGTGAGCAGGCGTGGTTAATGATTCAAGTCATTGACAACCTGCGAACTGAACTGAAAAAGATGGTGGATAACGGCTGGATTGAGCGCAAGAAAATTGAGCGTTCAAAGAAATGAAAGGAACTGAAACATGGATAATTTAAATATTGCCAATGCGGCAAGTGCAATTGACGCGATGCTGCCATCGGAAGGTGGGGACCAGCAGGACGTTGAGTTGCAGGATGAGTTGACGGAAGTTGACTCAGCGGCTCCAGAAGAGGAATTGCAAGACTCTGATGGGGAACAGTCTGATGAGACTGAGGCCAAGGAGGAGGAGGACAAGCCACCTGTGTTCACCGTCAAAGTAGACGGCAAGAATGTCGAGGTCACGCTTGAAGAACTCCAAAAGGGCTACAGTCGAGAAGCAGACTACACCCGCAAGACTCAGCAAGTGTCCGAGGAACGAAGAGCGTTCCAGGCAGAGGCTGAACTTGTGCGGACGGAGCGCCAGCAGTATGCTCAGTTACTGGGTTCACTCCAGGCGCAACTTCAGCAAAACGCTGCACCACAGGTCGATATGGATCGTCTTTACAGTGAAGACCCAATTGAGTGGGTGCGGCAAAAGGAACTTGCAAGAGATGCCGAAAAAGTACACGCTGCTATCGTTTCCGAAAAGCAGCGCCTCTCTCACATCCAAGCGCAAGAGCAATATCAGTCTATGCAGGCACACCTTGCACAACAGCAAGATGCCATGCTCAAAGCCATTCCCGAGTGGGCTAACCCCGACAAGGCGAAGGCTGAAAAGACGTTGCTAATTGAGTGGGGGCAGAAGCTAGGCTTTTCCTCTGACGAGCTGAAGAATATTTTTGACCACCGAGCTGTCGTTGCGCTGCGTAAAGCGGCACTGTACGACCAGATGATGACCAAGAGGGGCAACATCAGGCCAGCGGTCAACAATGGGCCTAAACCCGCCAAGCCAGGTGCAGCGGGGAGAATGGACAACACAACTGACTCAAGAAGGTCGCAACAACGTCTTGCTAAAACTGGTCGCGTCAACGATGCGGCTTCCGCAATTGAACACTTATTGAGGTAATCAAATGACTATCGTTACTAACACGTTCACGACATACTCTGCAAAGGGTATTCGTGAAAATCTTGCAAATATCATCTACAACATCTCACCAGAGGAGACGCCGTTCCAATCCAACATTGGAAAAGACAACGTGCAAAACACTTTGTACGAGTGGCAGACTGATGCGCTCCAAGCTGCGGCTACCAACGCGCAGCTTGAGGGTGATGACATTGGCACTTATGACCCTGTTACCGCAACGGTGCGGATGCAGAACTACTGCCAGATCAGCCGCAAAACGGTTGTGCTGTCAGCCACTGAGGAAGTTGTCAACAAAGCAGGACGTAAGTCTGAACTTGCATACCAACTTGCAAAGAAGGGCGCGGAGTTGAAGCGTGATATGGAATTGGTGATGGTCCAGAGCCAAGTTGCAAGTGCAGGTAGCACATCTGCTGCCCGTACCACTGGCTCTGTTCTGGCCTTCATCAAGACCAATACTGATGTTGGAACATCTGGAGCTGACCCGTCTTACTCAACGCTGCCAAACAGCTTGCGTACCGATGGAACTGTTCGGACCTTCACTGAAACCATTCTGAAGAATGTGATTCAAAAGACTTGGACCAGTGGCGGTACACCGAAAATCCTGATGACAGGCCCGGTGAACAAGCAGCGTGTGAGTGGTTTTGCAGGCATTGCTGCAACCCGCTACAACATCGAAGGTGGCGCTAAGCCTGCCACTATCGTGGGGGCCGCAGACGTTTATGTGAGCGACTTTGGCAATGTGACCGTGGTGGCAAACAGGTTCCAACGTGAACGTGATGGCTTGGTGTTAGACCCGGAGTACGCCTCTGTTGCGTACCTGCGTCCTTTCCAGCAGATTGAGCTGGCAAAGACGGGTGACGCTGAAAAGCGTTTGTTGATTGTTGAGTATGGCCTCAAGATCACAAGTGAGAATGCTCACGGTCTTGCTGCTGATTTGACAACGTCCTAAAAGGAGGGGTGGGCCAGGGCAACCTGGTCCACCTTCAAAAGATGGAAACACGAATTTTTGACAGAAACGAGACAACAGGCATCACCAGGCTCTGGCACTACAACCCAGAAACTGATGAGGCAACCATTGAGACTCAGCAAGATGTCTCTAATGTGGTGGAGGAGAACAAGGACCAATTCAATGCCACCGACAACAAGGCCAACTGGACAGGCGAGTGGCACAAGGTGGCAAGCATTCCATTGAACATTTATTACGAGCTGCAGGCCAGCGGCAAGATCACAGATCAGGCTTACATGAGGCGCTGGCTCAATGACCCAGACAACAGATTCTTCAGAACAAGGCCAGGACAAGTATGACAATCATTGCGGTCTGCACCCCAGCGCGGGATATGGTTCACACCCAATATGCCTATTGCCTTACCAACATGGTGGCCTACCACGCCTGCAACACCGATGACCGCATTGACCTCAAAATTATGCAGGGTACGCTGATTCAGAATCAACGGGCAGAGCTGGCGCTGGACGCCATGCGAGAGGGCTGCAGCCACATCCTGTTCATTGACTCAGACATGACCTTCCCCCAGGACATGATTCAGCGGCTGCTGGCGCATGACCTTGACATCGTGGCAACCAACTGCGCTAGGCGCAGGATGCCGACAGGCCCAACTGCCAAGATTGGCAACAAGCTGGTGTACAGCACCCTAGAGGACCACGGGCTGCAGGAGGTAGATACCATTGGGATGGGGGTGATGATGATCAAAGCAGACGTCTTCCGCAAGATGGTTGAGCCTTGGTTTGAGACGCCCTGGCGCAATGACAAGCGAGGCTACATTGGCGAGGATGTCTTCTTCTGCCTCAAGGCCAAGGAAATTGGGTATAAAATCTACATCGACCATGATGTCTCCCGAGAAATAGGCCACATTGGGACCTTTGAATTTCGGCACGAGCATACCTGGGTAGTCAAGGATTTGCAGGAGGCATGAATGGCACTCTCCACCTACGCAGAGCTGAAAACATCAGTTGCGGATTGGCTCAATAGATCAGACCTGACAGCGGCAATTGCTGACTTTGTGACCCTTGCTGAGTCGCAAATTGAGCGCGTCCTGCGAAACAGGAATATGCTAACCCGAGGGACGGGCAACATTACCACCGAATACACCACGCTGCCCACCGACTTTCTTGATGGGTTGACGTTGAAACTGACGGGGACCAACCCCATCACACCATTGCAATATGAGACTCTCAACAACCTAGACCAGCTGCAAAATACCACCTACCTGTCGGCAGGCAAGCCACTTTTCTATGCCATTGTTGGTAGCACTTTTAGAGTCTTGCCAACACCAGACACAACCTACGCCTACGAGCTTGACTACTACGCCAAGCTCGCCAAGTTGAGCGCAACCAACACGACCAACTGGCTGCTGACCCAGGCACCAGACATCTACCTGTACGGCTCACTGCTGCAGGCTGCGCCTTACCTGCAGAATGATGAGCGCATACCCGTCTGGGTGGCACTCTACACCAAGGGCATTGATGACTTACGCCTCGCTGACAACAGATCGACACAGGCCGGGACTATGCTCGCAAGAGCAAGAACACTAGGATAAATCATGGCAGATACCACCACCACAAACCTACTACTGACCAAGCCAGAGGTAGGGGCCAGCACCGACACCTGGGGCACCAAGGTCAACACTGACCTAGACCTGGTAGATGCACTGTTTGCAGCGGCTGGCACAGGCACATCAGTTGGCCTGAATGTCGGCGCTGGCAAGACGCTGACAGTTGCCGGGACGCTGACAGCCACAGGCACCACCAGCCTGACATCACCAGCTGCAACCACCAGCATCACAACACCATCTACCACTTTTGCTTTGGTCAACACCACGGCAACCACAGTCAACCTGGCTGGCGCTGCCACTGCCGTGAACATCGGTGCAGCCACTGGCACTACCACTGTTGCTAACACCACACTGGCTGCAAAGGCCATCACAGCCAGCACCACCCTGGCGGTAACTGGGACATCCACACTGACGGGTGCAGTCACCGCAACCGCTGGTGTGACAGGTCCAATCACATCAAGTAGCGTTGCCATTACTGGCGGCAGCATCACAGGCATCACCGACCTAGCAGTGGCTGACGGTGGCACAGGCGCATCAACAGCAGCCGCAGCACTCAACAACCTGCTGCCATCACAGACATCTGCCGCCAGCAAGTACCTGCAGAGCGATGGCACCAACGCAAGTTGGGATGCAGTCAGCCTGTCCACTGCTGACATCACAGGCACTCTGGGCGTTGCCAACGGTGGCACAGGCCAGACCAGTTTTACCAATGGTCAGCTACTCATTGGCAATAGCACGGGCAACACGCTGACACCCGCAACACTCACTGCTGGCTCTGGTGTGACTATCACCAACGGCAGCGGTGCCATTACTGTTGCATTCACCGGGCCAGGCGCTGGTTCAGTCACCAGCGTGGATGTCTCTGGTGGCACCACAGGCTTGACTACTTCGGGTGGTCCTATTACTGGCTCTGGCACCATTACCCTGGCAGGAACGCTGGCAGTTGCCAACGGCGGTACTGGAGTTACGACAAGTACTGGCTCTGGCAACACTGTGCTGTCAACTTCACCCACCCTAGTCACGCCTTTGCTTGGCACTCCAACCAGCGGAGTTGCAACCAACCTGACGGGCTTACCCCTAACGACAGGCGTCACTGGCACATTGCCTGTTGCCAATGGCGGTACAGGTCAAACCACGTTGGCGGCGGCTGGTATTGCTACACTTACAGGCACAGAGACGCTGACAAATAAGACGC